TTCAAATTTCTCCCACGACTCAACCTCCATTCCCCGATGGGTCTGGTTGTCAAATGTGTTCTTGAATATTGTAAGTGAATATCTCATGTTGTAATAATACCACAGTCATCAATTAATGTCAAGAGAAAAAGTCCTCCAATCCTTGATCAACAACAACATCTTTCTTTCTTGTTGATTGGTTGTGCATGGGTGGTATATTTGTGGGAAAAATATCACAGGGCATCCTCTTTATATTGATAGGTTTGCCATCTTTCAATTTACCGTAACTATCAATATGATAATAATATATCTCATGGGTATCTTTCTTATATCCCGCAATCCAAGTAACACCATGATCCTTATATAGAGAAGTGTTACGATCTCCGTTAGGTTCGGTACGAGTTTTAGTGGGTATAGTATTTCCAGTAAAGGACTTTACTTGTAAAGACTCATATACTGAGTTTCCCTTGTCTATCACAATATCCACAATAGAGTCACGAGACCACTTAGAGCATATCCACCCTCTCTTCATTATATCTAACATGACCGCAGTCTCACTGACCTCACAAGTCTGTTCTGATGCCCATCTAAACATTATCCAAAGAAGTCCTCCAGTGATGCTTGGGGTTCAGCAGTCCAACCAACCGCATCTAGTATGGGTTCAAGTGGGGCAAGGAATGCCTTAGAGAACATCTTGTCATAGTCGATGTACTTCTCCAGTTGTAACTCACGAGGCAAGTTCTGTGGGTACGAGATCACATTCTCCTTGATAGGATTAGGTGTCTTGAGATAAACGAACTTGATCTTCTCACCATTCTTAATGACCTCGTGACGCATACCCTTGGTGTACTTGTTATACAACAGAGCACCCCGAACATGGATGGGACATGCCTTCTTGTAGATAGTCTTGCGGTCACTCCACTTCTTGATGTCACTCACACCACGAGGGAATGATACATCTTCGGCAGGTAGACTGGTAAACTCGTTGCGGAAGTCACGAATATAATCCTGCGTCTCATCCTCGGTTCCGTTGATGATAACACCAAAGATTTCCTTGAACTTGTCACGCACCACCTGTGGGGTAGATGACTTGACTGCCTCAATACCCATCATCTTGAGTTTGGGTTCTGCGTACTGGACACCCTCGTTGTTGTGTACATTGAGGATGTATCGTTTCTTTGCCACCCAGATAGCACGGTCAGCAATAACCTCACGACCCATCTCCATACGGTTGACATACGCATTGGTATAGTCAGCAAGGTCAGCATATGCCTTGGTCAGTACAGGTTCAAAGTGTTCGGAACAAATCTTGTCCAGAAACTTGACAGGGTCTTTGGGGGAAAACTTATCAACCAGATCACTCATACGCATGTAGACCGAGTCAGTGTCAATCGCAACAACATAGTCCTCGTCCGTATTGAGTAGAGTATTCATCTCACGGTTGACTGCTCGTTCTGCCCACTTGATAGACAACTGTCCTGCCAGAGTAATAGACTCTGCGACTCGTTTGTCAAAGTATCGGAACCATCGGTTACCCAGTGCCCCATAGAGACTGTTCATAAGAATCTTGATAGACATCTGTTGATTGTCAAGAGTAGCAATCTTGTTGGCAAGACCCTTGCGAGGATACTGCTCGTACTCTTGTTTTGCTTCCAACATCTGCTTCTTGATCTCTCTGCGTTCGGCATAGTACTGACGAATCACACTAGGGATGATACCCTCTTTCTCTTTGGTGAACCGAACACCAGATGGGGCAACCGCATAGTTACCAGTGGTATTGGTTACTCCTGCAAGCATCCGTTCTACATCAGTATCAACCAGACCATCTACCACAGTCTCAGGTGACATATTGTATTGTACAATGATCATCGGATACAGGGAGTTCAAGTCAAAGGATGTCACCCACTCGTGAGAACCGACTTGGGGTTCCTTCACATAACCACCCGCAAAATCACCCTTGGGTTTTTCGGTCTTGGCAGGAACCGCAATCTTCTGCTTGTTCAACAGACGATAGATGATAGTGTCCCAGATAGTAGTCGTACCAAACACATCTTCATAGTTCACACCACCACGGTATGCCATAGTCATTGCCAGAGTGATCAGACCGAGTTTCTCTTCCAGTAGGTCAACCAGTTCAACATCTCGGATGTTGTAGTCAATGAACTTCTGGTGATCTTCCTTGTACAGTGTGTGTAGGTTGCCGTGCTCCTCATACGAGAGTTTGCGTTCACCCAGTACGACATGGGCAATGTGATCCAGTCGATAGGACTCTTGCTGTCCCAGAGTATTACCAGTAAACTTGCGGAACAGATCATAGTAATCCAACTGAGCAATACCCATCAGATCATAGGTGTCCACATCCTTCATACCCATCTTACCACGAATGGTGCGAGACGAGACAGTTCCCCAAGGTGAGAATCGTTTGGTGGATTCTTCTCCGATGACCTTTCTTGTTCTGTTAACAAGGTAGGGGATATCAAACTGCTTGGAGTTCCAACCAGTCACGATGTCAGGTGAACCATGATTCTGCCAGTAGTCAAGGAACTGATCCAGTAGTTGCAACTCTGAGTTGCACTGAGTATAGATGCAGTTCTCTTTGGCAGTGTACTCACCCAGACCCCAGACACGAAAGAACTCTTCCTTACTGGACTTGGTACAGATTGCGGTGACTGGATAGTTTGCTTGATCTGGTTCGGGGAAACCTTCGTCCGACTGAACCTCAATATCAATGGTGGTGATTACAGGGAGGTCACGATCAAACTTAATATCGTTTGGAAACTTCTCTGCGATATACTGTGCGATGAAGTTGTTCTGCCCGTAGACCTTGAAGGTGTCTACATGTTGGTATCGTTTGCTAAACTCGGTTGCTTCTCGCATGGTCTCGAACTGAATGGGTTCGACAGGTCTACCATCTAGTGTAGACCATCCAACATTCTTACGACCACTGACATACATGGTAGGTTTGAAGGGGATGCGTTTCTTGACACGTTGACCGTCTTTGTACCCACGATAGAGCAGGGCAGAACCGTATCGGTCAATGCTTGTGTAAAAGTCCATATAGATTCCTCATAATTTAGTACCCATTATACACGAACAAACAGGCAATGTCAATCAATAATTTTAAATCCACCTTTGGCACGTTGCCAAGGAGTCTCATACTTATCCATACCATCATGGGTTTGAGTGATACCAAGTGACTTAGATATCACTTGGGTCGATGCCCTCTTAAACGGAGGATCATCTCTTTTACATCGAAAGTTATATATGTCACGCAGTTCTATTGCGGTTGAACCTACACCAACATTAGTACAATCACCATAATGAGTCATAAATGTATACTTACGATTGTTGTTATTCTTATGATCTAGATAGGTTTTGACCATTCTCTCTACACAACCATAGGGCCCACCATTCAATGGGAATGCTCGATTCAATAATAAGTCATCCATGTATATGGCACACCTACGAGAGAATGAATAGCAAGACATGAATAGTCCGTGATTTGCCCAGTCAAGTCCGTGTTCCATAGTGAAATCAAACTGATATTTGAATTCATCGGGGTCTTCTAGATATGAGTCATGTTCCATTACATAGAAACGATCCATACTCTCGGTTCGTTTTTTAATGAGTTGCCAATGGGTTATATCACCCGCACGTTCTGACTTACTACTTTCTTTACCCAGTTGCATAACCTGCCGCAGAGTTTGCCAGTTATAGAGGGGTTCTAGTTCTGAAATAGTGTCGGGGGTGTAACACTGAATAACTTCAATGTCAAGGAGGTCTTGTTTCTGCCACGATTCTAACGCAATCTCTGTATACTTCACAGAGGTCGGATTGTTCAAATCCGCAATCATATATGCTTTCATAATATATCCAAAAAGTGTCGGGTGACCTATTAAGTCACCCTAGTTCTGTCTATCTATATAAGTGGTAAGATAGCAATAATTGATGTAACTAAAACTATCATACTCAGTAGCGCATCTCCGAGTCTCTCTACTCGTCCAAATGTGCGGGTCTTCATAACTTTTTTGCTCCAGATTGGTGGGAAGATTATTCTTCCGATATTATATATAATGGTAATGTTCCCTGATAGGGGTCATAACCAAATGTCATGTCACTTTTTTAAACAAAAAAGGAGGGATCGGTATCAGGGTCACTCTCAAATCCGAACGAGAAAGTCACCCGTGATATCGTGGGTTGGAGTTGATGCCATGTTCCTCTTGGTAAATAGACACAATCTCCCGGTTTCATAATAACAGTTTCGTCTGCGTTCCTTGGTTTTTCGTTGTAACCAATAGTGATCTTACACTCACCGATTGCTTGTAACAGGAATACATCCATACTGTCTTTATGTCTAGGGTATGAACCAGAGTCTTGTCCAAACCCAACAAACGCAATGTTGGTGATTTGGGGTGGGCCTTTTACATACTCGTCTTTCTTGGGAGCAGGGTCAACAAAGAACTCTTCCATCTCTTTATGAACCACTTTTGCGATTGTTGGTGTGGATGGTCTCCGATGAAACTCATTACATCCGAGACGATTCTTCTCACGATTCCAATCGTATAGTTTCGATGGATGAGTGTCGATCATGTACATCATGTGGTTCCAATCGTACCCGACAATATCCTCTAAACGACCCCACCAATGCTTCTTCGCACGAATAGATTCTATGTGCTTTTCGAACAGTCCTGTGGACATTTAACCACCATGCCAGTCGATGACCTTTTCAAATGCGGAAATGTATTCCTTATCTTCGGGAAGACCACTTGCGTGTAAACTGTCAAGTTCCAAAGTCAATTGCTCTATAACGATGTCATCAATCTTATCTTGTTCAAGGTTCACTTCAATTATCATACTCATCACTTATTTCCTATATTATATTTGGGACACAACTCCCACTGGTCTTTGTCTTTGAATCCAATGATCTTGATCTGTCTTAGGGGAGCACAGTCTACTGCGACTTCCTTGTTTTGTATCTCAACAAGTCCCCAGTCCGACAATAATGTCGCAATGGTATTACGTCTCTCTACGTCTGACTTCTCTAGGTTTGCTTTCTTACCATCCAAGATAAACAGTTCTTTGAAGTGTACGATATAGTACCTTCCCTGCTTATGTAGAATGTGGCACGATTGAAACAGTTTTTGTTCTTTGCGTGATGCTACTCCGATTCTTGTTAGAGTTTCACGCACTTTGAGGAAATCATCGGGTTCTGCCAGAGTGATCTCTAGCATACTCACAGGACT